GGTCTTCTCCAGGAATGAGCGAGGGGTTCGCCTACCCTACAGGAGCTTATCGACCATGCAAGATACGGAGTGCATCAAGAGACTAACGCGCGACGGCCTGCACATACGCCTGGCAAGCACGCAAGGCGATCAGGGCGCTGTCGCCGTCGTCGGTGATGCGGATAATTCGCTGAGCATGCGCCGGGTCAAGTCGGGCTCGCGGGACTGCATGAACCAGGCTGCCGGGGGCGGTGGTGGCTGGCACTGTACAGCCACTGGCGGAATCAGCGGCGTCGAGAAGGACTGACAACCGCACATCAGCAGTGGCCAGACGGTCACGCAGAGCAGCTTGGTTGCGTTGGGCATCGCTCAACTCCTGGATGTGTTGGCGGTCGTTGACGTTGAGCTGTTGTTCCAGAGCCTGGCGTTGGTTTTGTGCTGCCAGCCTTTGCTGGTTCAGCGCTTGAGCATGGGTGCTTGATTGCAGCTCAAGCTGCGCACCATATCGCCAAGCCTGGACCTGCCAAACAAACGCCATGAGCAGACACACGCCGATCAAACGCAACGCACTTAGGAGATGCATAACACCGCCTTGGCCCGCGCCCACAAGCGCAAACGCTCATCCAGGCCATTGAGACCACCGTTGATACGCCGAGTGATAGCGGTGAATTGGTCCCTGTCGGCCAGTTCATTCAAACCGTTGCTCTGCCAAAACCAGGCTGCCGATTCGCAAGCCCATTGCGGTTGCTCCAGCAATTGCGGTTGCAGCAGCAGGCGATCATCGCCGAACAGCGCTCGGCTGCAGGCCAGGTAGTTGCGACGCCCCGTGATCTGGATAAGCCCCCTGCCCCGATACTTCTGGCCATCGCCATCCGCCTCGGGCGTGTTGCCCAGCCGGGCGGCCAGGGTACCGGTGTCGTATTTGCTCAGGTAGTGATCGCTACCCAGTTCTCGCACATAGAGCAACTGAGCAGATTCGTGGCCGATTTGGGCGAGGAATGCCGCAGTGCGTTCAGGTGTGGTGATTTGGTGATGGGACATCGCCGTGTTTAACGCCGAAATGAAAACTCCCGCTTTAAGGCGGGAGTTTGGTAGTACTTTAACCAGCTGTTGCTCAGATAGAACCATGCATCCCTCCTTCTTGAGCTCGAGCTTTCAGTGATACACGAACTCAAGCTCCCTCTTCTGCCCGCGCCTAAGACGCCAATCCACTGGCCATGATCGAACTGCGATACCCCGTCGCCGGGTCGCCAACGTGGGTCACTTGGGTAATCGACCAGCGCCCCTGCATGTACGAAGGCCAGGTTTCATCCAGCACCAGCAAGCCTTCGGCAGCGAGCAACGGGTTACCTGGGCAATCGATCTGCAGCTTCAAACCTTCACGGCCCACTAGGCGCAGTTCGCCTTCGGCCACGGCGCGGGCTTCGGCTTCGTTCTGGCAGCGCTGGCGCAAGGTCTTGAACGGGGCAATCCCGACCTGGACCACGCGCTGTTTGCCGGCGGCGGCGTCCCACCAGCTGACGCGGCTGCCCATGTATTTGGAGCGTGATTTTTCGTCGAGCTTGGCGGTAATGAAGGCATGCTCACCGGGCCGGTTGTCCTCGGTCACCGATAATTTCACTGGCGGCAATAGCTGACCGGAGAGTGACTTGGCCTGCCCCGCTTCGGCCAGTACATAGAGCTCGTTGAACGGTTTGGTGACCGCGTTGTAGCGCTTGGCCAGGCGAGTGATGAAGGCCATGTCGCTTTCATTGGACTGGTCGATGTGCGCAATCGCAATGCCGTCGAGCGTCGGTGCCACTCGCGGTGAAAAACCATGGCGGCTGACCAGTTGGCGAAACAATGCCCCTAATGTCGTCGGCCCATGGCTGGCAGAGCGGCGCTGGCGATACCCGCTCTTATCCACCTCACTGAAGGGCGCGGCCGTGGCCACGATCATCAGGCGCATCGGAAACAACACCGGGGTTCTTTGGGTGACGACAAACTCGCCTTTTTCCACCAAGCCGGTTTCCTGGTAACCGACGCGCAGGCCGATCTTGCCGCTCAGGCTGGGCAACCCCTCCAGCCCTTCGATATTGAGGGTCAATTCCAGGCGGTCAGTCTGGATACCGGCAGCGTCGGTGTGGCTCCAGTGCATCAGGCGTTGATTGAGCAGCGCCGCGTTGGCGCCGTAGAACTCTACGATCGGGGTAAATCCCTGTGCCATGCAGCCTCCTTAATCCCACGCCAGCACGGGACGCACGGCCGCCGGCCTGGCTTGCATCTCAGGCACGATCACCCATACGCCGGCCGGCAATACCGGACCGTATTCAGCCAGTTCAGGGTTCAAGCGCCAGAGGGTTTCTTCCGCCGCGTCGTCGCAACGCCCCAGCTCGCGATAGAGCAATAGGTTGACCGAATCACCGGCGATACTTCGCACTCTACGCATTGACGAACTCCTCCAGTTCCAGGGTCCAGGTCATGACCATGGCAGTGCCGTCATCGATCACGTTGCTTTGGGTTTCTACCACTGAGTTGATCCGCCACAGCCCCCAGTTACGGCCGATACCATCGACCAGCGGCAAAGGCGCACGCGCATTTTGCAGTGCGCGCAGTTCGTCCAGGCGCTGCATGCCGGTGGCGTACATGGCCGTGCCGCTGAACGTGAGCTTTTCCAGCTTCTGGCCGTTCTGCCGCGACTGGGGTTTGCTGGCAATAATCGCCAGGTCACTCCAGCCGCCGTCGCTGTTGCGGATCAACGACGAATAGGCAAAACCTCGGGACAAGCCAAAGATAAAGTCGCCGAGTACCATTTGTTGTCGCATCAATCACCTCCTGAAGGATCGGCCAGTGCCGCGTTGCGCCGGATGCCAAGGGAATCGGTGACCATGGGCATGCATTGAAACTGCAGGGCCTGGATCACCTGGTTGACCACTTGCTGGGCATCGGCGGGGTTGACGCCGGTGATCTGGATACTCGGTGAGATCGTGACCTGAACGTTGTCGGTGCGGGCACTGTTGAGCTCCTTGCTCAGTGCATTGGGCGCGGGCAGGCGATCCTTTGAGCTGAACAGTTTGTCACCGAGCCAACTGCCCGCTTCGCTGCCCAGCAAGCCACCGATGGCGCCGCCAACTGCGGTGCCGACACCAGGGAAAATCAACGTGCCGAGAGCGGCGCCGGCGGACGCTCCGGCCCAGGCGCCACCGGCGGTGCTGAGACCGGTACCGACAGCCTTGGCGTCGCCAGTGCGTACGCCCTGAATCACATCAAAAGCCGTGTCGGCGTACCTCATCGGGCCAAGGCGGCGAGCACCCGCCAGCCCCAGTTTGCTCATTGCTCCCGAAGGATCGGCAGGCATCTTCAGCGGGCCCGGCAGAGGTTCACGACTGAAGTTGCGAGCCTGTGGCGCGGTCGCTACCCGACCTTCGGAAGGCATGGGGATGAGCTTGCGCTCTAAGGCTTCGATCAGCCCTGGACCTCTGCTCGCTGGCGACTGGCCCGCAGTTCCACTCTTGCTTCGACGGTTCGCCACGGCCACTCGAGGTTGCAACCGTCGAGCCGGACCACCGGCATCGAAACCTAAAAATGGTGCAGGCAACGATGCCTTTGCATCACGTTCGAGGCTGTTTAGGATCCGCGCAAACACACCGCCGTTCTTGCGGGCGGGTGATGGTTTGGTCGAGGCAGTCTTCGGTGCAACCAGTTGTTTCTTCGGCCTGTTCTGAGTGTGTTGAGATCCCTGCTTTTTTTGCGACCTCGGCTGACGAGGGTTCTTTTTCCCGCGAGAACCTGGCGAGCGCGAACGGCGGCTTTCGATGGGATGCTGAGTTGCCGTTGCACAGCAGCACGACTTATCTTTTTCAGCACCGCCCTCCTTGAACAGCTTGCCAACACCCGGAAGCTTACCCAGCGTCGCATCGACCACGTTGCCTGCAACGCGGGTTTTTATCGTTTCTCCCAAACCGGAGAAAAACTCGGAAAACACCGGCGTAACGGCGCCCGCTGTTTTAACCGCGCCCGCCAGAGCCGGCGACTCTGCAGCAGCGCCATTGACACTATCCACCAGGCCCGTTTTGGCTTTCAGCCAAAGTGCTTCGCCCCAGACCGGCGTGGCCTCCAGGGTCGTAGAGAAACGCTTGCCGCTTTCGCTGGACTCCTCGCGCAGCGCCTTGATCGACTTTTCCGAAGTCGCCGTTTTGTCAAACTTCAACTGGCTGCCTGAATGCTGCAGCGCACTTGCCAGGTCGATTATCTGTGCGCTGGCCAGCGTCATGGCCTCGCGGGTATGGCGCAAATCCTCTGAGGTGGTCGAAACGGATTCAGCCACCGTCTTCGATTCTGTTCGCCCATCCATGTTGGACGAACGCACAGCAATCGCCCTGAGCGACGACAAGGCGGTGTCGAGAGAATCCACACCCTCACGCAATGAGCCGAGCGACAGAGCTAGCTCATCGAGTTTCAGCGTCGCGTCAGTGAGGGCGGCAACTGTCCCGGACAAGTCAGCCAGACCTGTTGATGGGGTTGAGCTGCCAACCGACAAAGCGCCAAGGCTGACGATATCGGCGTCATGTGCGCCGTCTGTAGTGCCGAACGCATCCCGGCCATTCTTGGCCATGGCATATGCGAGCGAATACTTGTCCTGCATCCCGCTTACTCCTGTTTAACGCCAAGGCGAGTGATCGCAATGTCGTAGCGGCGCAATGCTTTTCCGGCGTCCCAGTCGAGGATCTCCGCCTCATTGACCGAGTAGATCAGCGGCACCACATCGAGGATTACGTCGATGTCGCGCTGCGAAAGAAGTCCGCCGGTTGATTTAAAAAATCGTCGATGCGCTCCTGCAGTTCCGTCCAGTCGGGCACGGTCAAACCGGCCAGGTCGGGAATCATCAGGCCAGTGCAATGGGCGGTGATGAACTCGGCGCGCTCTTTATTGGTGGCGAGCTTTTTCATCACTTTGGTGGCGCGTAGGGCGGGCATTTCCAGGGGTAGTTCGGTCAGGGTTCGGCCGGCTGCGTCCAAGGGCAATAGCAACTGGACGGGTTGGTCGTGGGGTGTCGCGTCCTGTGCGTCCATGAAGAACGACGCAGGGCGCGTCGACATTTCATGTACGTACTGGGCAATGCTCACGTAATCCGGGCGCTTGAGCTGGTCGAGCTCTTTTTCCGACAGGCCGGTGGCGAGTTTCGCCAGTTCGAAAAACTGATCGTCCTCGTCATCACCGGCCCGGGCCAGCGCGTCTTTTTGCGCGGCGTAAAACAACGGTTTGAGCTGAACCTGCTGGATCGTCGCGCCGGTGTCGGCGGTGATCGGAGCCAGCAGGATATGCAACGGTGGCATCCAGGCCATGGGGCAATTCCTTGTTGAAAGGTATTGAAAAGTACCGAAAATCCAGATCTGAACGCGGTCCCTGTGGGAGCAGGCTTGCCTGCGATAGCGTCAACTCGGTGCTCCAGACACACCGAGTCGCCTGCATCGCGGGCAAGCCCGGCTCCCACATTGACCGTGCCTGCCTTAGATTGCAGTCATTTTTTAAGGCATCAGTACGGCGCGGCGCGCATCGCCAAGAATGTCGACGCCGTTGAGCACGAACTTCTGGGTGCGCACGTCGATGTCGATCACCGAAATGCCATTTTCCAGACGGTTGTAGGTACGGCAAGACAGTTCCAGTGTGGTGGTGGCCTTGTCGCCCATCTTCAGCTTCGCCTCCTCCAGGGATTTGAGCTTGCCGCCGACGGTGTGGTAGGTGAAGTAGGTCTTGCCGTCCTGGTCCTGGCCGGCTTCACGCACGTTCAGCAAAATGTCGTCGCCCGTGCGCACGCCCAGGGCCAGCATGATTTCCGGGCCGGCACCTTGCAGCACCAGTTTGGCATTGAGCACTTTGCCGCTCTTGGCCATTTCTTCGGCGATGAAACGCCCGCCGGACATGGCTTCCATGTCGAACTCGATCTTCGGCGGGGTGAACTCTTCCACGGTTGCGGACAACGGCAGGCCTTGAAGGGTGGCCGCAATGGCCTGTCTGACTCGGTTGGTAAACATTAGAGAACGTCCTCCAGGAACTGCTCGATGATTTCATCGCGTGCGTTGAGTTGATAAACCATGTGTTCGTTCGGCGCGTAGCGGCCATAGTCGATAACGATGAACCAGGTGCCGTTCTTGTACTTCTCGACGCTGTTCAGTTCCGGGTGCAGGTATACGCTGCCGCCGGGGATGGTTTCGTCGGCCACCAGGGTTTGCAGCCAATCGTTGATGCGCTTGACCTCCTGGTCCATGAAGGACTTGGTGAGGTTCTTGGCCATGGCTTTCTGGCCGGCCTTGACCAGCTTGCGGCTGATGGCATCTTCCAGGCCGACGTAGCTGATGAACTTGCCGGTGATGGAGCGGTTACCCAGCAGCGAGAAACCGCCGAGGATGGTGCGCGCGTAGTAGCTCACGCCGTGGCGGTTGAGCAAGTCGCCCTCGGTGGAGGTGTCGAGGATGTTGTACTCGACCACGCGGGAAACATCCTCGGAGAAGGTCACCTGGTTGCCCGGGCTTTCCCACTGCTTGACCTTGGCCAATGCGGCGATGGCCAACGAGGATGGCGACAGGAACACGTTTTTCTTCGCGGCCTTGGAGTACACCGACGGCATGTTGTGCACCAGCAGGCAACGGTCGAAGCCAAGGTCGGCACCGCCCAGCTCGCCGCTGTAGGCAACTTGGTCTGCAACGGAAGCGTCCTTGCCATCCAGCACCACACGCGCCTTGATGCGCTTGCCGAAGGAGGCGAATTCACCGGCGACGGCCTTGGTGCCGGTAAAGCCTGGGGCGCCAATGATGGTCAGGTCTTCCTGGACGCTGCTCAGGGCCGCCAGGCCCAGCTTGCGACCGGTGACCGGGTCGTTGCCGCCGATCACATTGTTGACGGTATCAGCCGGGGTGGCGCCTTCTTCGACGATGACCACATAGACCGGCACCTTGACCACTTTGAGGATCTGGTACACAGCCTGGAACAAGGTGCCCGACTCGGTGCCGGTAGGGTCCAGCAACGCCTGGGTGGTGAAGCTGTTGATACGGAACGGCGCGTTTTTCGGGATCGATGCGTGGGCATTCGGCGCAGTGCCGACCAGGCCGATCACGTTATCACCCAGGCCACCCATGGCCTCGGGGGATTCAGTGGCATTCACAGTGATGCCGTTGTGCTCGAAGTTCAGGACTTCTGCCATGGTTATTCAGCCTTCTTGGGGGTGGAATTGAGGACGCTGGTCAGTTCAAGGCGGCCAGCGGTGCGTAGGGCGGATGCTTCGACGTCGAGCAGTTCCAGTTCCTCGCCGGCGGTGGACCAATGGCCGTTGCCGATGGGGAATGGGATGAGGACGGTGTAGGTTTGACGGGTGGGCATGGGTGGAAATCTCCGGGTGGAAAATGCCAAAGCCCCTGCGGGGAGGGGCTTTAGGGAGGCGAAAAAAACCGCTTTCGCGGTGGGGATCAGTTGCGATCAGGCAAGGGGTAGAGCGCCTTGATTTCGGCGACTTTGTCACGCCAGGCCTTTTCTTTTTCTGGAGTGTCGTCGTATTGCCATTCCAGAAACAAAGGATCAGCTTCAGTTACGTACAACGTACGACGCGCAGAGATAACACTTTCCAACTTGGCACTGTTTTCCGCCTGCATGACGAGTTCATCTGCGCGAACCTCGTCAAACCCCAATGCCATCAACGTTGGGCGGTCCGCAGGAACATTGATCAGCGTCTCACCCGAGGGCAGCAGTAGTTTTTTGATATATCCAACCATCTTCACACCCCTTTTGCTGTGTAGCGCAGGTCGTTATCCAACGTGTAAGCCAATCGGCTTTCCGGATAAGTTTCTCCAAGTTCGGTGGCGGTTATCGCAAACGGTTTCACCTTCCAGGAAATTTCATATTCAGGGGTCACTGCTTGACTCAATTCCACTTCAGCATCTGAGCGACTGTACTTCACAGGTTCCTCAAAGCTCTTGGTGACGATATACGTCAGCCCGCCACGCAAATAGCAGCCAGATTCCTGCGGGGACGAGACCAATGTGCCTGGTGTCTGGTTTAGCCAAATGGGCTTCAAGCCAGTGACCGGACGGACGTACGACCACATCCCGAATTGAGCACGACGGACGGTTTCTCGGTAGGTTTGAGAGATGCGCTTGATAGTCAAAAAATTAGCATCCCCATTCCATGGGATCCCACAGCCCTCCATTTGCAGATTTAGGCCGGCGACATGTGGCTCGAAATTGTTGTTGAATGGATTGAGGCCTGCGTCCAAGCCATAGTTTCTGGAAATTATGATTTCCGACATACCTCTCTCGTTACCTGGCATACGCCACCAGACCGGATAAAAAATATTGGTAGACAGTCCTGTAAGATCAATTGTTTGCGTATAAGAAGCACGACCATTAATATCCTTAGCCTGCACACTATTACGCCAAGCAGTAAACTGACTCGACGCGGCCTCTACCCGCGCATCAATCTTCCCAATTTGGTTGGTAACCGTCTCCGTAAGCTTATTACATGCATCCACAACTTTCGTGATAGTCGTTTCAATCCCCATCATCAACTCCCTGTCAATTAATCTTTCCAGCACTTTTGTCAGTGCAATTACTTCGCTTCGATATGCATGACTCGAAACATCAGGTCAAGGTGGCGTGACATATTGCCAACCGAAGCCGCCGCCATAATCGCGATCTCTTCAGCCAACAATACGTTCAGGTTTTCACTCCCCACCACAATCGTCACGCTATCCGCCGGCAACGGCGAAACATCCAGCGTGAACTTCTGCAGCACTCGCGCCGCTGCCGCTTTATACGTCAGCAACTTCCCCGCCACGGAATACACCGCCAGCAAAGTCCCACTGGCGAGGTAAAAACCGAACTCGCCAATCTCATATTCACCGTCGCCATCAAACAGCGCGGCCATCCTGAGTTGGCGCTCGCCCAGGTCTTCGTAATCGACGATGGCCACCCGTTGGCGCTCGTCACGCAAGGCCACTTCTGTGCCGTCGGGGGTATAGCGGCCAGTGCCGGCGCCGATATGGGTGATTTCGCCTTTGAGGCCTTGGTTCTTTGCCTGCAGCACTTCATCCAAACCTTTGGAAGTGAAGCGCACCAGGCGCGTGATTTCATCTGTCATGGCTGCGCCCTGAGCTCGTAGTCGTTAATGGTGTAGTGCTGGGCAACCCCGGCACTGTTTAACCGGGCAATCAGCGCCAATTCCGGCAACGCGCCGTTTAGATAGAACTCGCCGTCGCTTAAAGGGGCGTCGAGTACTTGCGTGAGCGCAAGCTGACCTTCGGTCTCATGCACGATGGTAATCGTCGCCTGGTCGCGCTCACTCTTGGCCGCATTGATACGCCGGATCAGCCGGTTGTGATCACCGCTGGACCAACTGCGCCCGATGATCGCCTGCACGTCGAAGGTGTAAGGCACACCCAAGGGGCGCTGCTGATACCAGGCGCTGATGTTGGGAGTAAAACCCAATGACTCCACCGCATGACTCAGCGCCTTGGGCGTACCGGCCTGGCGCTGGATCTGCCAGGACAACGCCACGGTCAGGCGCTTTTCCGCCTCGCTGGCCTCGGCATCCCATTCGCTGACGCCGCGGTCGGCGGCCAGGTAAGGGAGGAATTCGCTTGGGGTTTGAAGTGGATTCATCAGCGCTGGAAACGGCGGTGTGACTCGCTCAAGCAACGTGCCGAAGCCCAAGTCCAACGCCTTTTCCAGCGGTGAACTGTTGGCCGGCAACAAACTCGCTTTAGGCTCACTCATAGCGTGCGCACCTCCACCTCGACACCTGTGCAATACGGCGCCTGGAACGCGGTGCTGACAATCGGCGCCAACGGTTCAAGGATTTGCAGTTGCGCAGCGCCGGCACTGTGGATGGCGTAGTCGATCCAGCTGGGGTCAACCCGCCCCTCCAGGCGATGGCAGGACTCTGCGTAGTCTTGCAGCAGTTTCTGCGCCGCTACTTGGGTCAGCCCCGAGTCCGGACCGGCGTTGATCTTGGCCACCACGCGAATCTTGTAAGGTTGAATCTGAGCGCCCTGGACGGTGACAAGATCGGTTTCCGGCCTTACATCCGGCCGTGCGAAATGTCGACGCACACCGTCAAGCAAGTCGGCAGACGGTGTGCCGTCGCCCTCCCTGGAAAGTACGGTAACCATGACTTCGCCCGGTGCGGTGCGTCGAGCGTTGCCGTCCTTGACCTGGGCCGCATAACCATCCGGATCGAAGGTGTAGGTGACAGTCACCACTCCCGGCGTCGCACTCTGCACTTTCACCGCAGGACGCTCGCCAAGGGTGAACACTTCGCGGCGATACTGCATCCGCGAGCCGGCCGCCGGAGCATGGGGCGCCAGGTAGTAACGCAGGCGAGCGTCGTCGTCGCTTTCCAGGGTGGGCGGTACCGGCGGGAAAGCAGCCGGGTCGCCAGGGTCGAGCACTTGGCGTTCCAGACCCATATCGGCCAGGCGCGCATCCAGGTTGCTGCCGGTGGCCCACCACGCGAGCATCTGCTTGATACGGGCGTTGTATTTGCGCTCATGGGTTTGCAGGCGCACGCAAAACGCTTCCAGGGCCAGGGTCAGCAGTTCGCTTTCGTTGTCGAGGCTGACTTTGAGTTTGGCCGCGCTTTGCGGAGCTCGGCTGGCAACGTAGTCGATGACAAACGCCTTGAACTCGGCGAGCAACGGTTCGAACTCATCCACCTTGATGATGGCCGGTTCCGCCAGCTGGTTCTGGCCGGGGATCAACATGCTCATGTCACGACCTCGAAGGTTTGTTGGCGGTTTTTCCAGGTGCCGGCAAACCGCAGCAGCAGGCCGGCGCCTTGACGGGTGGCGACGATGACCTGGGGTTCAAAATCGTCGATGCCATTGTGGGTGTTGTAGAACGCCTGGGCGGCGTGGCTTTGGGCGAGGATCAGCAGGTCATCACCGAGGTTCTGGCCGAGCAGTTGTGGGATCAGCGAGCCGTAAAACGGACGCTTTTGCCGAGTGCCCACGGGGGTGGTCAGCGCTCGGGTGGCGCGCTGCACAAATTGCAGCCAGTCATCGACGGCTGCGCCGGTGTTCCTTTCGATTCCGAGCATGGGATGTCCTTATCGTGGGCTGATGAGTCGTCCTTGATGGTCCACCACCGGGCCGCTGAAGTGCGCGCCGCCGGCATCGAGCAACAGGCTGGTGCCACCGATTTGCAGGATGATGCCCTGGGCGTTGAGGGTCAGGCTGGTGGCGCCGACCTTGACGTCGACTTGTTCGCGGGAGCCGCTGAAGGTGGTGGGGCCATTGACCCAATTGAAGGTATGACTGGCATCGTCATAGTCGCTTTGGGTGCCATCTTGATGGCGACGCCGGGTCAGCGTCGCAACACTGGAGACCGGTGGAAAACGATCACTGTTGAGACCAAACAGGGCCACGGACTGCGCACCGCCTTCCCCGCCCCCGTAGTTGAGCAACAGACATTGTTCGCCCACTGTTGGAATGCGCGTTTCGGTTTGCGCACCGGCGCTGGGATTGAAAAAGCGGATCGATGGGGTGAGCAAGTCACCGTGGCTGACCTGGCAGGTATTGCTGGCAGCATCGACCTGCTGGCAAACGCCAATCCGGCAGAAGCTTTCGGCGCGTCGATACAGGTCTTCGAGTTGGGTCTCCATTTCCGCCAGGCGTTCGATGATCGGTCCCAATTGCATGCGTAACAGCGCGTCGAACATGGGCTACTCCGCCAGTGGCTTGTATTGGGCCGGGTCGTCGATGTTGGAGACGTCCCAAGTGCAGGCAAACAGCGGCTGGCCTGTAGGATCTTCAAGTAACGGCGGCCCCAGATAGACGGTTTGGGTGAAGGAAACCGTCCAGGTGTCGTAGTCCGCATCAAGGGTGCTGCGCACAGCTGGAGCGGCGACGATATTGGCGGGCAAATCGCACTGTGCCTGGGGCAGGTTCCAACGGTTATCCAGCACCAGGTCCATCAGTTGGCTGGCCAGGTCGCAGGCATCGAACGGCAATGCACCGGGGGCGACTATGGCCCTGAGTGAGATGCTCAGCACGTGGGCCTTGCGCCCTTCGCGAGAGCGAATGCCCGGGCCATTGCCTTCGACGGTGACCTGCACACCGGTTTTTTCAGTGTCGCCCTGGAAGTCCTGATGACTGCCGACCTTGAGGTCCGGGAAGGCTGCATGCAGCGCAGCGCCCACGGCCTGGGGCAGTTGGGATGGCTTTTCGATAAGCGTCATTTTGAGTAGCGTCCTTGCAACAATTACTGCGGGTCCTGGCCGGAGCCTTGGTTGATCCCGATGCGCTTGGCCGCCCACCGCTCATAAAGGCCGATGGCCACATCGGCACCGGCCATAGCGGTGAGGCAACCAATGGCGCCGGCGGTCCAGATCGACATGCCGGCGGCGTAGCACAGCATCAGCGCCGAAACCCCGCAGACCATGCAGGCCCCGGAGCGCAGCGCCAGACGACGGATCAACGACCAACCGCGGGCACCTTCCTTGTCGGCGCGCCACATTTCTCCAGACACTCCGCCGATCACGGCCAATACGATGACCAGCCAGATAGGCATTTCCGCTAACGCTTGCTGTTCATTTGTCATGTCACGCCTCCTGGCTGAGCAATTAATAATCCATATTTCATTTACACATGCTTCGATAGGTAGGCATTCCAAAAAGCCCGGTTGCCCGGGCTTTTCAGTAATGCTGTCCTCGGACTTTCGGCGCTACTGGCGCGGTACGGTCCTTTCCTCAATGTTTTTCCGACCACGATCCCTGTCTGCCGGATAACTGCTTCTGGTGCTTTACGCTGCACACCCGGGTCAGTTGCCAACCCTCTGAACCGTCAAGGCCGGTTCATCGCTGCCTGTTTTTGAAGCGTTGAAACTAAAGAGCGTCGGCATCCTTGCCGGTGTTGCCTGGCATCCCTGCCATCGCTTCGATGGCGTCCTTGCCGATGTTGCGTGCCTTCCTTGTCTTCCTTGGCAGCATCCTTGCCGCCTCCACCAGGCCTTGTTGGCTGGCTTGAGGTGAAGAATATGCATATATGCATATACAGTCAATGCATAAATGCATTTATTTTTGCTATGGAAATGCACGCATGCATTCGGAGCCTTGCAGGCTTGGGTTTTGGCGGTTTTCTGCGGGCGAAAAAAAACCCGCTCATGGGCGGGTTTCGTTTTACGCGAGGAGGTTAACGGGCGTACATGCCCCACCAGAAAACATGCCCGAGAATGCTGATCTGCTCATCCTGGATATCCTGGAAGCTGTAGTCCTCATCCGGATGCTCATCACGGTTGAAGCTGCGCAGGCGGATTCCCGAAGGCAGGCGGTAGAGCTGTTTGACCCGCAGTTGGCCGTTGTGGTTGATGGCATACAGATCACCATCGACGATATCGCCAATGCCGCTCTTGCCGGCGTTCACGCCAACCGTGGCGCCATCACGCAGTACCGGCAGCATGCTGTTGCCGCGCACCGTCACGCACTTGGCCTGGTCGAACTGCACGCCGTTATGCCGCAGGCTACGCTTGCCGAACCGCAGGCTGGCCTTCTCGCTTTCCTCGATGACGAATCTTCCTGATCCAGCAGCCAATTCAACCTCGCGCAGAAAGGGGATCGACACCTCGTCATCATTGACGGGAGTGTCGTCGTCCCACAGGCTTATGTCCTTGAGTTCCGAATGCATCGGGTCGCGCCCGTCATCGCGCAACCCACCCACCGCAGCGCGCCCGCGCAGTTGGTCGGTGCTCACGCGAAAATACTCGGCGATGCGCGAGATGTGTTTATCCGACGGATCAACGATCTTGCCGCTGAGGATCCGGGACAGTGTGGATTGAGGCACGCCGGTGCGCCGGTGAAGCTCCGTGGGGGAGATTCGGTCGCGATCCAGCAGCTCTCTTAAGACGATAGAAACGTTGCGTTTTTGCATAACGCGGATAGTGACGGGAGTTTTCGGAGTTGGCAAATGCTAATTTGCATATTTATGCATTAAACAGCCAATTCTGTTTACCATGAAACAAAATACTGTATATGCAAACAGTTGATTACCCACTACTCTTGCGGGCGGCCTGATTGAGACGCCACGGATGTCAACGTCCCTTGCTTATCGACAATTCAGGGGCTATGTATAAAACTCCTCAATCACCTAGCTAGCAACGACGGAGGTGCTCATGGCTTATTCAGCGCTAGCTGTTGCTAACGCCTTCATTGAACGCGCGAAGGAAGGCAAGATTTCGGGCCTGACCCCGATGAAGCTGCAGAAGCTGCTGTTCTATACACAGTCCTGGCATTTGCGCGAACGGGACCAGCCCCTGATGGATGACCACTTCGCCCGCTGGCAATATGGCCCGGTCATCCCGTCGCTTTACCATGAGTTGAAATCCTACGGTAATCGCCCGGTGACCGCACTGCTCAGCAACCTGAAGCCCGACGCCGAAGACATTGTCTTCGTAACACCGAGGGTTCCTGAGAGCGATACCTACACCCATCGTTTGATTGACCGGATCATTAACAAATACGGCAAATGGTCCGGCACCCAACTGTCCAACCTTTCCCACGAGGACGGCACAGCCTGGGCCCTCAAGGGCGCCGACGGTTCGGCTATTGACTGGGAAGACATGGCAGCACTCATTCACCCAAAGAGCCGCATCCGTGAGTGAAGAACTCGACAACCTGGAACTCACCCTGCCCCCCGTGGCAGGGCCTGACCAGGACACCCAAGCCGGTGGCGAGCAAGCCATAGGCACCGACGATGAAAGAAGCCAGAACCTCAAAGACCAGAAGGCTGAAAGGCAACTGCGCAAGAAATATGCGGGGCGTGCGTTTTGGTTCGCTGCGTGCGGGGTGATCTTCTGGGGGGTCCTGCTGGTGTGGAATGGCTGGTCGACGTATTACTCGGGTAAAGCGCCGTTCTCGGACAATGTGTTGATTGCCATCACTACGGCGACTTCAATCAATTTGTTTGCGGCGTTTCTTGGGGTGATCAGAGGGTTGTTTCCGGCTAGTGGGCGTAAATCCAAATAGTCTGGTCGTACTCATGCCCCTGACTTCTCTCTATCAGGCATTGAGATGTGAGCACGCAAAAATCAGCTCATCATTTTCAAGACACTGATCGGATTTTTAGTTTTTGCCCACCTTATCCAGCAGCGACCGGCTGCAAAAATCGCACCGGGGCGGAGTTTCATCTTGCGGCCAACACCCCAGATTTCCGCCACGTCCGTATTGCGCAAGACCCAGTCCCGCTTAATCGGGTCGGTGATATTGGCCACCCCGGCCAGCAT